TAATCCTGTTAGTGCCATAGCTGTTGTTTTTTATTTTAAGTTATTAAAAAGGGTGAGTTTCTGTTTTAAGATACTCCCCACCCTTGTTATATTTTATTAGTATGCTCCGTAGTATACAATATCGCTACCGATACCGAACTGAACACCTGAAGTAAATCTCATGATGATACGATAGTTCTGAGAACCGTCGATGTCTGCCATGTCTATTACTTTCACTTGGTTGTAATCAGATAACAAACCAGTTCCGAAGAATAAGTTTGATTTTTGTGCTGCTACAATTTTGTTATCACTCATACCTGGACAAAGAACAACGTCAATACCATTGTAGTTATAAGGTTTTTCTCCTATAACGAAAGCATTCTGATAACCATTTGCTGCAACACCAGTAACTGTTGTACCTGCTGTAGTTGATACACCAGAAGTTGCTTGTTGCCATGCTCTTGCTACGTTTGTACCAACATATAAAACTAAATCTTGTTTACCATAAACTGTTGCTGGAACGGTTTGTACGATAGAATCGAATTTAGCGATAATGTTTGCTGAGGTAACTGAACCTGAGATGATAGCTGAAGAACCACCTGATACTCTTGCTGGTAAAACTCCACCTGCTGCAACTGATGCAGAGAATAAGTTTTCAAAACCATTGAAAGTTCCAGTTGATGCTAAACCTTGCCAGATGTTTGTTTCTGTTGCTTCTGCAACTTTACCACCAATGTAAGATACTAAGTAATCATTGAATGATTTTGGAATCTCATCAAACGCAGAAAAACCTAAGTTTAAGGCTTCCCATGAGTTTAAGAAATCTTGCTTACATAATTGTACGTTTACTTGTAACTCTGCTGGAGTTAGGACTTGTTCAGAGATTGTTACTGAACCTGTGTTTGTGATGAAATCGCAAGATGCTGCGTTAACTAAGTTAGCAACTGCTAATTTCTGGATAACTGATTTGTACTTCACGTTTGGCATGATAGTAACTAATTTTTTATCCAATGTGTTTGCACTTAACAACGCTGCTGCGATGTATCCCGATGCTGCCTCACCTGCGTATGTTCCGCCAGAGATAGTTGGGTTTGCGAATTTTTGAATTTTGTTCATTGTTTTTTTCTTTTTGAAATTAATAATTTTATTTATAAAGTTTAGATAAGAATGCAGATTGGAAATCTGATTTATTCTTACCATAATTTTTATTGTTAGTTTGTGATGAGAACTTTTGAGCTGAATCAGTTGGAGCACCATCTAATTTTGGTAACTCTTCTTCTTCTTCTTTTTTCATTTCGATACCTTCTTCTTCCTCAACTACTTCTTCATCTGTTGGTGGGACCATTGCTTCTTCCATCTTAGCTATTTTCTTTTCCATTTCTGAAATTCTATATGCTAATTTAGTGTAAGTCATTTCATCCTCTTTCATATCACCTTCTCCGATTGGAGTTTCATCTTGTGGAATTGGTTCTTCAGTTACAGTCTCTTCTGCTGCTTTAACTGAACCTTGTGTTCCATCTTTTACTTGTCCTTCAGAATCTGGCATTACGTTTTCTTTATCTTCGTTGCCTGATTGAGGAATCTTTTCTACTGGTACTTCTGCTAATTCTACATTTTCTCTTTCTGTGATGACACCATCTTTAGAGATTACTTTGATAAGAGTTTCATTTCCTTCAGAATCTTTTAGGGATAATTCGTGAGTGCCATCTGGTGCTGGAGATTTAGTTCCATCTTCTGCAACCACTTCGATACCTTCACCAACATCAAATGTTTTTGATTCAACGATTGTACCGTCTTTTAATTTTGCGTAAGTAAATGTTACCTCTTCTTCTAAGTTAAGGATACTCATTATTTTACTTAATACTGTTTTTGAATTCATATCTTTCGAGTTTGTATATGCTATAATAACATACGGGTTTAATAAAATAGTTATTTTTTGTTTATTATTTTTATATTGTTGTTGTAAATGTTGACGATGATGGGAATGTATGATAGACATAACCACTACCTGATGTTATGATACCACCTGTTGCTAATGATGAGGTTGCTTCGTATCTAATAATTACTATACCACTACCACCTGCTCCACCCGCTTGTGGTGTTAATGATGGTGCATCAGTACCACCTCCACCACCTCCGGTATTTGTAGTACCTGCAGTACCACCACCTAAATATACACCTTGACCTCCACCACCTAGTCCACCATAGCCTGTATTTGGTTCACCTGGAAGTAAAGCTCCTCCACCACCGCCTGCATAGTAGTTTCCATCTAACCATTCATAACCATTACCACCATTACTTGTACCACCATTATCATTATCTCCACTACTTCCTGTTTGAGAAGCTCCTCCTCCACCACCTCCACATCCTGAAAATTGAGTACCACCACGACCACCTTTATTTCCTTGTCCGGCTGTTCCATCTCCTTCAGTACCTGTATTACCATCACTTCTCATACCACCACCACCTGAACCACCATTCTGGCCGTTTAAATTAAGCGAAGAACCGCCTATAACGTTAGCTCCACCACCTCCACCACCTAATGCTATATAATTTTTAAATGATGATTGATTACCATTATTACCTATACCATTACCGTTGATACCACTACCACCAGTTCCAACTACAACAGAATTACTTGTACCACGTTTAATGAATATATTACTTGCTATATAACCACCGGCACCTCCTCCTCCTCCAGCACCAGCTCCTCCACCACCTACAATTAATGTTTGTGTTTTTAAAACTGGGTCTGTTGATGTAAGAAATGTAAATGGAGTAAATATCATATTAAACAAATTTATTAATACCAACTGAATAAACCGAGCCAGTATTATATGTAATAAATGTAAGTATATCTATTGCATTACTAGATGCTGAAGCAGTATATGCTGAAGCTTCTGGAAACTTAAATTGTGTTCCAAATGAAATTGTGCCAGTTCCGATTGCTGGTTGTTGAACTAATACGTTTATTGTCTGGCCAGGTTTAATATTATTTGCTATTACGCTTGTATTTGAACCTGATACTAATGTTAATTCAAAGAAGTTTGCAGTACTAAAATCAAATGATGCAGTTGTAGAGGCAATAGTTTGTGTTAAAACAATACCTCTTGCACTACCACTTATTATTGTACTACCACTAATGTTTAATGTTCCACTAATAAATGTATTACCAATTATATTGGCATCACCACTTAATGTGGTACTACCAGTAACAATTAGATTTGATTTAAGAGTAGTTATCCCATTGACCGTTATATTCGTACCACTTGCAGTAAATGCAGTGATAAGGGATGCTGTATATGTGTTTAGAGATGCGGTTGATGATGAAAGTGTTGTAAACTTTGTATCTACCGAACCTGTATAAGTTGCAAGTGTACTATTTTTTGTATTTTGAGATGATGTAAAAGCATTTAACGATGCAGTAGTATTACCTATTGCAGTAAACTTTGTATCTACTGAACCCGTATAAGTTGCTAGTGTACTATTTTTAGTATCTTGTGATGAAGTGAATGAATTAAGAGAAGCAGTACTTACACCTATCGTAGTAAATTTTGTATCTACCGAACCTGTGTATGTTGCAAGTGTACTATTTTTAGTATCTTGTGATTGTGTAAAGAAGTTTAAACTAGTATTATCCCAACTTCCACTTTGAGAACCAATGGTACTGAACTTAGTGTCTACTGATGCAGTATATGTACTTAATGTACTATTCTTAGTATCTTGAGATTGGGTGAATGTGTTTAAACCGGTGTTAATCCAACTACCACTTGCAGAACCTATTGTAGTAAATTTTGTATCTATACTACCTGTGTATGTTGCAAGGGTAATATTCTTAGTATCTTGAGATGCTGTGAAAGCGTTTAAATCAGTTAATGGTTGAGCTCCTGGTACATTATATAATCCACTACCATCACCACTAAAGAATGATGCACTTACATCACCTATTACAATTTGATTACCAGTAAATGTATTGGTTGAATTTGTTCTAGCGAAACTACCTGTCTCACTTTCAGTTATCCAACTACCAGATTGAGAACCGATAGTATTAAACTTAGCTTGAAATGATGCTGTTTGTACATTTATTCCATCTATCTTTGAATTCCAACTACCACTATCTGCAGTGTATTGTATTTGATTCACTGTCGAATCAATTACGTTTGTATTGTATGACCTTAATATCGCAGGGGTTATATACCCATTATTGTTATTAGGAAAACTCTGATTGCTATCGACCTGTAAGGCCACTTTACTTAATTCTGGCATATTCTTTTTATTTCGTTGTTATGATAGGATTTGAAAACCATCTGAGTAACCACTACTAAAACCACCTAATGCGATTGCTTCTCCGGTGATATTACCAATACCTTGTTCTATTAGATGTCCTTTACAGCAATCTACTCTATATGTGTCTTCTTCAATACAAAGACATGCCCTTCTACTATTCTTAGGAGAACTCAATCCTAGTGTTGGACCGAAGTACACACCAGAGTTATTTTCTCTATTAACAGAATATCGAAGGTTGCCATTACGTGAGTTACTCCATTTTCCCATATCTTAATAACAACCCTTTCACGAAATATAATTATCCATTCTTTTTCATATTCTCTCTATGCACTAAGTTCTCTAAGACTGTCTTATCTGATTTATACGAAAGATAAAGTAGGCACATCTCTAAAGGATATGCAGTTACTTCCGTGAACTTCGTGATGTCTCCTCCGGCAAGTTCAACAATCGACGAGTAAGCTGACCACTTTTTAGCAAAGTTTGCTTGATGTTGGGAAGGTGCTCCACCTCCTTCAAAAAGTTCGGGATAGAACTCACTAAGTCCGTTGATAAAAGTAAAAAAAAAAACAGCGTACCAAAGTGGATATCCATACCCCACTTCCTGATGATGTCCGTTCTATCCTTTAGTGTATAGGGTTCTATCTCATACATATCACCATTCTTTCTTGTCACTGGTCTATATAGGATGTTCATTATCTTTACCCAATTCTCATCGATTGCAATGGAACTAAACTTACTGATATCTAAGTACGCACCATAACTCATTTGTGATAGGTTAGGTTCGAATCCATATTCTACTCCATCCCACTTAACGAATCGTTGCAACTCATAATCAGTGCGAGTAATGAATTTACTTAACTCATTCTTCAACATTAGAAAATCTTCTATCGATACCTGTTTGAGATATTCCGCATCTAATCCACATAGTTCTACCATAAGAACTGCAGTAGTTGCTTCTTCATCATCCGCGTATTGTTTCAATAGATTTTGTAGTTTAAGATATCTATCTAAACTCACATCGTTCCAATCAGTTGGGATGTGTAAAGTTAATTCCTGCACCATATGTAATTTGTTTTATTGTTCTTACTAAATGTTTTACCTTTGCCTCTTCATTATCTAATTTGGCTTGTATCATTATCACACTTGCCTGAAGGGTTTCATTATGTTCCTGCAGATGTTGTACATACTGCAGTAGTTCTCTTATCTCCTCTACGTTCCATACCTGGTCATTAGAGTTTGTATTGTCCGATACTGATTGCATACTTTCCTGCGTTTATTTTTCTTACGTTTAATCTTTCCATACACACATACCTTATTGCATCGATAGTATGATTGGAGTAATCTACTGGCACATTCTCAAAGTTACCATTCTTATCTACCATCCACACATACTCCGAAAACTCTTGTATGGTATTCTTAGATGCCTTAGTCACGTGCAGTTTAAATGTTTGCATGATGTCTATACCCATGCGAATACTATCCTTACCTTTTCTTACACCCTTAATGTTGAATCCACTTCTATATATTTCTTCTATTAATCTTCCCTCTGCACTATCCGCCCATATCTCTGCCCTCTCTACTTCTAAATCTCTTAGGACCTTTACTATCTCTCCTGTCACTAATCCCTTACTATATAACAACTCATCTATATACAGGTTGGTATCCCATTTGTAGATTGCCATTATAGTAGTTGGGTCTATACTAAAACCAAAGTCCATACCGAATGCAACGAACTCTGCCTCATCTGGTATCGTATCTATTACACTTATGTTAAAGATAGTACCAACATTGTTGCCAGGTATACCTAAACCATATATCTTGTAATACTCTGGATT